CTGCTGTACTTAGGAAGTTCTCTCTGCTAGCCAAATCAACACGGAAACTCAAGTTGTGTCCTAGGAACGCAATAAGTTCAACTAGTGATGTAAATTCGCTTGATTGAATCCAGTCATTGTAGTTTTCTGGATAGTTGTTTTGAATATAGTCAACCATTGCGCCACGTATAGTATCGTAGTCATATGATTTAAAGTTTGCTTGCTTAAAGCTGTCATAAACAACTTTGAAATCTTCTGCTGCAAACAAGTTACGTTGTCTTGTACTTTGTGCCATTTTATATCTCTTCTTCTGATGTATACTTTAGGTATAACTGATCAGCTGTGCCGTCAGTTAAGTATATTAATTGTATTTCGCATTCAATAGAGTGATCCTCTAATATAACTCTCACATCTTGGAATTGCCAACGTGGATCAGTGCTAACGACACTAATAACGTCTTCTTCTACTAATTCAATAGTTGCATCGTCTAGTTGCTCGAATATAAGCTCAGGTAGTATACTACCGAACTCTGGTTCGCCAAGACGCTCGCCTTTACGTGTGTAAAAGTGATTCAGCAAATCACGCTTAGCAAGCTCTTTGTCTTCTAGAACAAAGTTGCCAAAACGTTTACCTACAGTTGAAAATCCTCTAAATGTTACCATACTACTATTTATGGCAGGAAATAACTGCGTACTTTAAATGTCAATGAAGTTGTGTTTTTGTGTATCTACTGTTAGTAGTTCTTCTGGCCATTGCAAGAAATCATTCCAGACTGGATCAGGAATAGTAAGATTATAGCACTTACTTTGGTTATATATTTCACGAAAGCTGGGCAACCAAGGTTTATTCATTGGAGTATGATCCCTGCTGTGTCCTTTTTTATGATTGCAACTTTTACACGCTGTTGAAATATTAGTCCAAGTTGTGCGTCCGCCGTCACGTCTAGGAACAACGTGATCAAATGTTAGTTCGTGTGATAGAAATACAATACCACAATACTGACAACGATACTGGTCGCGAATAAAAACATTCTTACGAGTTAGTTTAGCATATGTTGGTTGTCGTTGATAATCTGTTACACTGACAATACTAGGAACTTCCCAACTGGTATCTGCACTTCTAACTTTCCAGTTGTTGTGCATTTTAACAATTTGATACTTGTCACAGAAGTATACTCTCATTGCTTCTTGCCAATTTAATGTACTCAGTGGACTAACTTGCATTGGTGTGTAATCGGCGTTTAGAAGTAGAGTAGACATATATTTCCTCTATGTTGTCTAGATTTCAAATGTTATTGTGATATTAGTATTATAACAAGTTTTGCTGCAAAGAGCAACCAGTTTATTTAACAATCGCATTCTTCAGTTGTAGTTGTGCCCAAACGTATTACACGAGCTTTTCTTCCCTTGCTCATATTAGGAAGGAAAGTGTCATACTCTCTATAATAAGCTACTTCAACTTGCTTTAGTTGCGTTGCATCAAGTAGCCCTCTGGTGTATGCTGTTACAGTGTGTCCACGATTTTCACGTAGCATCCATATTCTGTCTTGGCTTGTATCGTAATCTGCTAGCACAAGTGCCCTAGCTTCTTTTAGTCTACGTGAACTATCAGCACTGCCGTTTGCTATCATATCAGCAACCAGTTTCCATTGATTTGCTTTTATTGCTCGTTCAATGTTGTACAATCCTGATGTACCTTGTACTGTGCGCCAACTGCCTGTTGAAAAGTATAAACTCAACAATGCATCAAACTGCGACTGTGATATAGATCTAACAGGAAGTTGTACAATCAAACTCTTTTGTTTAGCAAACACTGCCTTGCGCCAGTGTGTGTATGCTTCACTTTCTGTAGGTCCAGTGTTTTCGTTTGGATTGGTATATCCGTAACCAGTTACTAGTTTGCCTGCTTCGTTTGTGCTTTGGTACATACGAAAGCGTTCATAGCTAAGCATAACGTCTAGCATCTTTGCACTAACAGATATACCGCCAGTGTTTGCTAAAAAGCCAGTTGCGTGAGTGTCTAGTACTGTGTATTGTTCCCAGGGTATACGTTTGTTTGTTGCTACATTGTTTATTGACATTAGTATCTTCCTGCCATGTGGTTATCAATATATGGTTTGAGAACCGACGGAACACTTGGGTAACTAAAGCTAGGTCCCCAGCCTTTTCTAGCTCCTTTACGAACGTCAATGTGACAACTTGTGTTGTATACACCAATGCCGATGCCGCCGTGTTTGCTTCCTAGTTCAATAATCTGAGCTTGTAGCGCTCTAGTCATACCTTGTCCTTGAATTACAAAGTCAACTGCTTTACCAAGCATATGCTGGCTCTTCTTCGCTCCGCGAACTTTTTTGTTGTGAGTTGGACTACGATAACCTGATATTATCATAAATGTTACACCCAGATCACGTGCAACGTTTGCAACGATTTGAATTAGTACTGGGTCAACTCTTCTGTCAACTCCGCTACGCCAAGTAATGTATTCGTTGCTGTCTGCAGGGCTAGGATCAAACGCTGGATCACTAAAGTCACCTAGTTGTTCTCCTGAAGTTTGTACCGGAGTAGTTGTAGTAGGTTGATAATAACTTGTGCTGTTTGATGAACTTGCAACACCTTCTTCACTGCTGGTATCTACACGACTAACATTTAAGTGTCCTGCCCAAGGTTCTGCTTCTGGAACTCTGCCTGTGATAGTTTCAGTGAACGATACGTTACCCGGGTGTTGTACTTTGGTTGGTAGGTTTGCTGCCGAAGCATTGCTACTGCTTGAATTCATATAAATGTTGCTGGCTGTTTCACTGTAGTTGTCTGCGCATCTGATACTACCATTAGCATCACTTTGCAATGCCATATTGCTTGCACTGTATGCATCTAATGTACCCGACTCGGCTTCTAGTTTAATTCCGTGTACACCTGTGGCCTTGATATTAACTGCACTACCTTGCATATTAATATTGCCTTCGGCTGTAACATTAAAGTCGCCGTGTGTTGTAAAGTTTGTGCTGTTGTAACTGAAAACATCTAAGTCTCCTGCACTGTTCATTTCAATCCACACTGTACCATCTTTGTTGATAAAGTAAGTAAGTCCGTTTTGATCATCCATTAGTATTTGAGCACCGCCGGCAGTACGTACTCTAACCATATTATGATCTGCACCTTCTTTAGTTCCGTCATCTAAGATAACAGCGTGTCCACTTGGACTGCTCCAGCTTGTTACACGACTAGGTGATTCTCTTGTTGGGCTACTAAAGTTAAGTCCACGGATTCTATCTTCGTTTATACCTTGTGTTTTTAGTGCTTCTGCTTGTGGATGGGCGTCTGGACGTTGTGATTCTGTTTCTCTTGTGCGTGGTAATTCCGCAGCTTGAGTAAACTCGCCGCCACTGGTTTGTCCTGCAACCGGACCTGCCATATTTGTAACACGCTGTTCATCTGGTAAAACACCAAGTACAATACCTTTATCACTGTCGCCACTAAATGCTACAACAACATCTGTTCCAGGAGGTGGCGGTGGTGCCCAACTACCAAAACTATTTGCGCTTCCGCCACCACCAGTTGGAGTCATATACTGACACCATACTGCGCCAATAAAATCATCTGGGTTGTAATCATCTGTTACGTCAGGACGCATTGTTCCAAAGAACTTTGATATCTGTACTTTGATTCGTCCCATATTTCTACTATCGCCTGTTTCAACAACAAAGCCACGATATATACCCGATGGTATTTTAATACCTTTGTTCATAACGTTTTGGTTATAAGCTTCACGTACTTTTTTACTACTTGTGTTTGATGTTCTGTTTGCCATTAGAAAGGACCTCCGTCGTTGTCTGCTTGGTCTTGGAGTTCACCTGGATCAATTGTAGTTTGAACTGCACTAGCTCCGGTAGTTCCTATAGCTACTGGTGCGTCGTTTTCAATAGTACTAGCAATAGTACTGGTGTTAGTACCCAAGTCTCTTGCGCACTTTAGATGTTGTGTAAACATACCATTTTGGTAGTTTGTAATAACACTAAGCACACGATACAAAGCACTAATTTGATAATCTGCATCAGGCGGGCGTCTGCCATCTGATTGTTCATCTGTTCCTACGTTCACACGCAAATACAGGAATTGTCCACCACGTTCGTAGTCTGCCAAGTCACTTGCTGGTTCTTGATTAAAGCCGCCCGGTGAACCTAACCAGTATGGATCTCCTTTGATTCCCAATTCAATGGTAATCATATCGCCTGCATTTTCTAGATTTGTTTTAACTGCCGCAAAGTTTAATGCGCCACCTAGCACATCGTTTTCTGGACCATATACATCACTGTCGTCAACGACATCACCTGAGAATTGCAAACGCATATCAATGTCTGTGCCTGGCGCACTTTCAAGGTTTGCTTTAACTGTGTTAGCTAGTTCAGTTTGATTGTTGCGCAATTCATTACTGCGTGAATTCAAGCTTGTAATATCTTCTTCGTCTTCTTGAATAGCACTTCTTATAATACTATCAGTGAAAACATTAGCAACACTTTTTAGTTTGCCTTCAAGTGAAGTTCTAGCGTCTGCTATTTGGCGTTGTACGTCACGCAACTCTATTTTATTTTGTTGTAGTTTTTCCAAAGGAGTTGTGGCGTTTTGTCCTGCTTGTGCGCTCACTGTATTCTGATCACCAAAGCGTCCATTGCCGATAACACTTACTGCAAAGTATGCATAATCAAATTTCATATCCAGGTCTAGTACTTCTGTGTTTGCACCCGTGTACAAATAATCATAACGCTTGCGAAGTAGTCCTTCATTGCGTAAGTTGTTTACTCTAGCATTTTGTACACTTGTATCAGTTATGCTTGACAGGTATTCTGTACTGTCAATAATTTCGTCAGCAACAATGTGTTTGATAATACGATAGGTAATACGCTTTGCATATTCGCCTCGTAGTGGATCATAGTTAGTGTATTCAACTTGTGTAATTACTTTATAGAAAACTTTGAAATGATCCAATGTAGTTGTACTTGACTCGTGTGCGCCATCTTCTCTTGCATAGCCGCCATCGTGCAATGGAACTTTCTTATATTCTTCTGTACATTGAAGTGCTAGTCCAACCAAGTCTGTGATGTTCGAACCGTTTGTAATACTAAAGCTCATCTTACCATCAGCGCCAAGTCCGACACGGCTTTGTCCGCTAACTTGTAGTTCTTCTTCTGTTTGTTGGAATTTCCAATTGCCCCAGTCTTGTATGTCGTCATCAAGTTCAATAATGTACTCGTCTGCATAAACTGCGTTGGCATTGTATTCTAAGTTAAGCTGTTCGCTTTCCTCAATACGTTGATTCATTAAACTAATAAACTCGTTTACACTTGCTGCGTCAAAAGAAAGTTGATTCTTAAGAACGTTTTCTAAATAGCTCAAGCCTTGTGTACCTGCTTCAATAGCACTAAGTTGATATGTTGTTCCGCCGTCGTTGATATTGAATTCAAACTTGCCTACTACCATTGGGTAATAAAACTTGCGTGGATAAGTTCTTGCTTTACCAGTATGATCACGTCCGTTAAAACTAATAACCATAAGATACTTAATGTCCTTAGGATGAGGAACTCCAAGTGACACTGCGTTTTCACGAAGTTGTTTTAGCAGTGTTGTTCCAATTGGTTCAATGATTTGAATATCAAACTTGTTACCAAAACTGCTTCTTGCTTCGCCGTGTCCAATAGCGTGTATTTGTTCTACTCTTGAAATATTATAACGTGACTCTGCGGCATTGTCTGCAACAAGTCTAACTCTGTTTCCGTTTTCAAGTGCTGACTTAAAGTCAGTGATGTCGTTTGGATGCAACTGGTACAATTCGATATTGTACGAGTATGTTTCAAACATATCTAAAGGGTTGGATAAAAATGACATATGTGTTAGACGCCTATCACGCTACTGTTAATTGGTACACGAATAGTAAGTCCTGACTTAAAATCGTATATTGGGTTTAAAATTTTGTTTCTGTTGTACAATACAAATACCCACCATAGGTCACTGTCGCCGTATAAATCGTGTGCTAACAAGTCTGGACGAGTGTGATACTTTTGTTCTAGCGTAATTGTTTTGGTGTTTTCAAAACTTATGTTTAGCGGTGGAACATAAAGATCCAGGAATTCCTTTTGCATAGGAGTGTTTCTGTAATTGCTTGTGTTCTTATACTTAGCCATTATATAAACCCTTTATTATTTTTGTAAAGGCTTCCGCTAGCCAATGCGCCTACACTAAATTGATTCTGTCGTTGTGGACTGTACTGTGGCATCAAGTCAATTGCAATAGTCATCTGAACTGGAAGTTGTGTTGTTCCAACACCGTCTACTTCAAATTCAATATAGTCCATATCGTCTGGGTAGGCTAATGTAAAACTGCTAACCAAAACAGGCACACTTTGAAAGTTCATTGCGCCGTATGCGCTAAAGTTTAGAACTGGTGGTGGTGTACCACGTGACGCATCTGCACCAAAGTCCATTTTTGTTACAACACGCAAGAAGTGAATTGCTGCGGCTGTATACTTTGCTTCATCAACAGTTTGGTTAATAAACTGTGCTGCAACTTGTAGGTTAGGCGCACGAGTTCTTGCATAAGCGTGTTGCTGATAGTTTGAATGTACTGTGTCGTATGTGTTATAGTCGACACTTGATTGTGTAGTAATGTTTGGCGAGTACGGAAATATAATGCCTCTACTTGTTTTACTAAGCGGACTACCTGGACCAGTTGCTGGCAAGCTATAGCCTGGCTTTGTTAATAGTCTTGCACGTTTATCTGATTTCATTAGTTTCTTCCTAGCTTGGCATCCATTATGGCCTGCACTTCTTCGTCGTAGTTTCCAAATAAGTCTAGGATAAACTGTTGTGCTTGGCTGTCGTCTAGTGTAGCATACTGTTTGCGTAATTCAGTAGCACTCTTAGCTGGCTTGCCTAGCACTTTAAATGTTACAGTTGGAACAACTTCCAAGTAACCGTGTTTGTCAAATGTTTCGCGATCTTGCTGATTGTATTGATAGTAGCTTGGGCTACCGTCTTTTTTAATACCTGGCTTAAAGCGAGCTCCTTCGCCTTCCATATCTTTAGCACCTAGTCCAAACACTGCGGCTGTACTGCTTTCGTCGTGCTTTGCTAGTATGTTCTTAGCCATATACGGCGATGGTTCTTGCACAATTGCATCTGCTGGGATGCCTGTGAGCATCATCATTTTCTTCTTTTCCTCAAAGCTAAACGGGCTGTTTGGCTCTACTTTTGCACTTGTTGCTATGTATACTTTGTCGTACTTTTTGTTCAAATAGTCATAAACTGCACGATGTCCTTTGTGGAAAGGATGGAATCTTCCTGGGTATACTGCAATAGTTTTACCTGCAACTGCTTCTGTTAGGATGTCATTTATACGCATTTTTAGTTCTCCTGATACTACTATTTATCAAGGAAAATCTCCGGTTGACAACAGATGCTTTTTGTCGTAATATAGTAGTAATCAAGGAGTCTAAATGTATGACTAAAAAAGTAAACTATTTGAACAACAAGGAGTTGCTGGTGCAAATTCACCGTAGCAAAATGAGCTTCTGTTGGTTTCAAGATGAAAAATATTATAAGTTCAACGCAATTATCAATGACGAAGACACAATAACAGAAGAAGTTATCAGCGAAGCTAAACAGCATCGTGCAGATGTTATTGCTGCAGAACGTCACGCAGTTGCACTTGCAGAGTGGGAAGCTACTCCAACCAAAAAAGCAAAAGACAAGCCACGTCCAATTGACTATAAGTTCAGCGGCGAAGTGTTGTCTAATGAAGATATTGTTATTCGTGTAATGACATTTGATCACGTTCCTAAAGAGCCTGGTCGTAAGAATAAACCAAAAACAGTTGCAGACCATCACGCACGTTGTAACTTTCCTCCGTATCGCCACGTAGCGTGGATCAATGGTACTTGGCAGGAAGTAGCACGTAGTCACTGGGAAGGTGGACTTGATAATGGACAGTTTAGTGTATCACACGGACGCATTACAGAGAAGCTAGCTAATATGATGATGCGTTTGTGCTTCCGTTATAGTATGCGAAGCAACTGGCGTGGTTACACATATGTAGATGAAATGCGTTCACACGCACTTGTACAACTTAGCCAAATTGGTTTACAGTTTGACGAAAGTAAATCGCAGAATCCATTTGCTTATTACACTGCCGCTATTACAAATAGCTTTACTCGTGTACTAAACTTGGAGAAGCGTAACCAGAATATCCGTGATGACTTGTTGCAAGCTAGTGGGCAGATGCCAAGCTTTAGTCGTCAGTTGGATCACGAAGCGGCTACCAAAGCTGCTATCGAAGCTGAATCACACGACAAGGCACAACAAGAACTAAAAGATCGCGGTTACAATAACATAGACGATCCGGACTTATTTAAGAAATAAAGGTACATAGCATTGAGTGAACTTTTTAAAAAAGCAGCCTGTTTTACTGATATCCACTTTGGATACAAAAACAATAGCCGCGAATTTAACAACGACTGTGAAGAATTTATTATCTGGTTTATAGAAAAAGCCAAAGCAGAAGGTGCAGAAACTTGCATCTTCCTTGGCGACTATCACCACAATCGAGCAGGCGTTAACGTTAGTACACTAAACTATAGTGTGAGCAACCTACAACGACTAAGCGAAGCATTTGAAAATGTGTATATGATTATGGGCAACCACGATTTGTACTACAGAGAGAAGCGTGAGATTCACAGTTTGCCATATGCAAACTTGTTTGAAAACGTGCATCTTATCAACGAAGGCGTAGTTGAAATGGGTGGCGTAGCACTTGTACCTTGGCTAATTGGCGACGAGTGGCGTGCTATGAAGAAGATCAAATCAAAATATGTATTTGGACACTTTGAACTTCCATACTTTAAAATGAACGCTATGGTAGAAATGCCAGACCACGGTGGACTTAAAGCAGAACACTTTGACGGACCAGAATATGTATTCAGTGGACACTTCCACAAGCGTCAAACTAGCGGAAATGTTCAATACTTAGGTAGCCCATTTCCACATAACTATGCAGATGCGTGGGATGATGACAGAGGAATGATGCTACTTGAATGGGGTGGCGTTCCACAGCACATTGACTGGGAAGACGGACCTCGTTACAGAACTATTCCATTGAGCAAACTAATTGACAAGCCAGAAGAGTACTTGCATAAGAAAACATACTGTCGTGTAACACTTGATGTTCCTATCAGTTATGAAGAAGCCAACTTTATCAAAGAAACATTTGCTGAACAATTTCAGTTACGTGAAATCAGTTTGATGCCTGCTAAAAAAGAAGAGCATAGCATTGATTGGAGTCAAGGTGCTGATATAGAGGTTGAAAATGTTGACAAGATAGTGTATACTCAATTACAAGCAGTAGACAGTGATATGATTAGCAGTAACAAACTTATAGAGATTTATAACAAACTATGATTAATATTAAAAACATAACAATCCGAAACTTTATGAGTGTAGGGAATGTAACACAAGGTGTACGTTTTGATGAGTCAGGACTAACACTTGTATTAGGTAACAATGTTGACTTAGGTGGAGATGGTTCACGTAACGGTACAGGTAAAACTACACTTGTTAACGCACTAAGCTATGGCTTGTACGGGACTGCACTTACTAACATTCGCAAGGACAATCTTGTAAACAGAACAAACAACAAAGGTATGTTGGTTACTGTTGAGTTTGAAAAGGATGGCATTGAGTATCGTGTTGAACGTGGACGCAAGCCTAACATCTTTAAGTTTATGGTTGCAGGACAAGAAGCAAATGCAGATGAAACTGACGAAGGACAAGGCGAAGGACGTTTAACTCAATTAGAAATTGAAAAGCTACTTGGTATGGGTCACGTTATGTTCAAGCACTTGTTGGCGCTGAACACTTATACAGAACCATTCCTAAGTATGCGAGCTAACGACCAACGTGCTATGATTGAGCAATTGCTTGGTATTACTATGCTCAGCGAAAAGGCAGCAGTACTAAAAGAGTTGCTCAAAGAAACAAAAGACAGTATCAAAGAAGAAGATATGCGCAACAAAGCATTTGCTGACGCTAATGCCGGTATTGAAAAAAGTATTGCCGACTTGGGCAGACGCCGTAGCATTTGGATACAGAAAAAAGATTCAGATGTGGGCGAACTTGAAAAAGAAATCTTCGCACTTGAAAGCTTTGACATCGAAGCAGAACTACAGTCACACGTTGAACTAGATGATTACTCAGCTAAGAAAACACGAGTAGACGAAGCTAATCGTTGGATTTCAAGTATACAAGGCGACGATGTTAAGCAACAACGTTTGGCTGAAAAAGTAAACAAAGAAATTAAATTGCTACAAGATCACAAGTGTCACGCTTGTGGACAAGACATACACGATGACAAGCAAGAGAAAATTTTAAACAGCAAACAAGAACAAGTAGCAGAAGCAAATGCACAAATGCTTACTAACAGCACACAACTGCAAGAGCACCAAGCTGTTATTGCAGAAGTTGGAGAGTTAGGCAATCGTCCTAAAACTATCTACGCTACTGCCGCTGAAGCATACGAACATTTTAACAAGCTAAGTACATTTAAGAATCAGTTAGAAGAAAAGAAATCACAAACTGATCCATATGAAGAACAGATTGAAAGTTTGCGTAGCGAAGCATTGCAAGAAATTAGTTGGGATCAAATGAACAACCTAACACAACTTCGTGACCACCAAGAGTTTCTTATGAAATTGCTTACTAACAAGGATAGCTTTATCCGTAAGCAAATTATTGAACAGAATCTAAGTTACTTGAATCAACGTCTTGGATACTTCTTAGCTAAGCTAGGTTTGCCACACGATGTTAGTTTCCAACCAGACTTAACTGTTGAAATCACAGAACTAGGACGTGAACTAGACTTTGATAATCTATCACGTGGTGAGCGTAACAGACTTATACTAGGTCTAAGCTGGGCTTTCCGTAATGTTTACGAAAGTATGAATACACCTATTAACTTAATGTGTATTGACGAACTTGTTGACAGTGGTATGGATGCAAACGGCGTTGAAGCCGCACTTGAGGTACTAAAGAAAATGGTACGTGAGCAAAACAAGAATGTGTTCTTAATTTCACACAGAGATGAACTTGTAGGGCGTGTTAGTCATACACTGCAAGTTATCAAAGAAAACGGATTTACAACTTTTGATACAGACGTAGAGGATACTGGCGCAGATGGCAAAGGCTAATACAATGCATACACTAAGTGCCAATGCGCCCTCAGCAATAACAATAAGTAGTAGTACTAGTAGTAGTAGTAACAATAGTAATAATTACTATTGTAACAATAGTAATATTGGTTTTCATCAACCTTACAACGGTCCTGTTACTATTATCAGGGCTCAGCACAATAGATCAAAGCTGGACAATATTTTTGCGCCCAACGAATACGACGAGTATGGATATTACAAGGCGCTGCACGAAAACACAAAGACACGTAAATACAAAGATCAAGTCAGTACACACGACATTGATGATATTGGATTGTACGTGCTAGAAAGATTAGCAAATGGCAGGTAGTAAAAGTAAGAACAAAGGAAAAGGCTTCGAAAGAGAAGTTTGTAATTTTCTTGGAGATTTATACGAAGATAGTTTTACTCGTGTACCAGACAGTGGAGCATTTACCGGCGGTAAGAACGCATTTAGAAGAAACACACTAACCGAAGGACAGATACGAGCTCACAAAGGCGACATTATTCCTCCGGATGATTGGAAGTATCTCAATGCTGAATGTAAGAACTATGCTGAATTTCCATTCCATCGTTTGTTTTGGAACGAACGTGTACCTTTGCTTGAAGCTTGGTTGGAACAAACACTTGATGCAGCTGATGAAGGTGATGTAAACGTTTTGTTTATGAAGTTCAATCGCATTGGACGCTATATTGCTTTTGACTTGACAACTGGCAAAGACTTTGTTACAAACAGAAGCTTAGACTACAAGTGCGAAAGCGGTTTAACTTGGCGTATCACACACTTCGAAGACTTTTTTGCACTGAATGATTCAGCTTTTAAAGAAATCTGCATAAATTCATTAAAATAGCATACTTTCTGGTTGACAGATGGTAAATAACACTGTACTTTATTAGTAGTAGAACAAAGAACGACAATGTGCGTTCGAAACCGGGACCACCCACAAAATTACGGACAACTTAGGCTAACATAGGCTTTTAAATCCTTACTGAAACAATGTGTTCAGGAAACATTCTATAGGAAGACTCAGTCTTCTGAAAATAAAACCTCAAATGCAATCTCAGGTTTACAGGGCTAGCTACACAGCAACAGTTCATACAAACTTTCCAAAAAAATCAAAAAAATAATCAACACATAAGGTTGGCGGGCCAGTTTATCATTCCGCTGTGGAAAAACCTATAGGGATATAGGACACGCAACACATTATGAAGCACGGCAGACCGTGAATGCCCATCAAACAAATTGGGGCGCCGATTGATGTAGGACAATGTTGAGTCCAGTCAGAATCAGACTCGTTGGTGTTAGCGTTATTAACACTGAGTAAGCTATAAAGATGCAGCATAGTCACGTGGCATCGTTAAAATACAACTGGTGTAAGTTGGGTTAGACCAAAGCCCTTTAGCATATTACTTAATGAAGCTCGTGTAATGAAGAGTGAATCGAAAATACTTACTGACCTACTTTTGCCGTTTCTCCGGGAATAGAGTTTAGAATTTCTAATGCAGGGTCACCTTAAAACAGGTGACCTATGGCCATTCAACCGGGAATAGATATATCTCTTATATAATTATTATTCATATACATATTCATTTACATCTAAGTTGTTTGTATTAGTTGACTTTGAAACATAGATACATGAGTACTACTACGAATGTAATGAGTTGTATTACGATATGTATACTGAGTGCTTGCACGAAAGAAACAAGATGTTGATATATGTGTATACTTTTATTACTATGATTGTGACTTGAATTCTGTTGTGGTATTGAGTATAGTATTCTAGTAAAAATCTTTGACATTTCCTATAGCCATAAAAAAACAGCGTACTCTTTCTAGGCAATCTAGAGTACGCTGTTTATGTGTGAATAGAGTATCAAGGTATTGAATCTATCACAACACACAGATCTTGTCTGTGCTGACAAAGCTTATTACAGGGGCTATTGATAGTAATATTGGCTTTGCTCTAGAACTTAACGGAACTTGCAGGTTAAACAAGTTGGTTCATACATTTGTTAAGTTCTTACTATTATTTATCACAATTAACTGTAGTGTTATAATCTACAGCATTGCACTTCCTTTTTTACCAGATTGTTGATCTAGTTTGATTTGTATTTCTTTGTGCAACATTTTGCGTTGTTTCAAGTTCATCCACTTTATATCAGTGTATGGTATTCCACTATGTATACTCAAATTGATTAGACTATTTTCTAAACTGTCTGATCTCTTTTCGTATTCAGCAACCAACCGCGGAATATCTTCAGGATTGGTATTGGTTACTTCATATCGAAAAAACTTGCTGGGTCAACTCCAATCTGTACGTCCCAAGTGTGCTCACAACTAGTACAACTTGCACTTAGCGTTCTAGCCAAGCCCAGTGCTGAAACTTCTTCAACTTTGCTGCGAATCTTTTTGTATTCGCCTACTGTTAATACTTCTACCCACTCTTTGATATGTGCGGTGTCTGTTACTTTGATAACAGCATCCGGCTCTTCTTCTGTAGGTTGAAGAATAGTTACTTCAAGTACACTTGCACTGATTAGTTCAACCAAACGCTTACTGCTTTTTTCCATAGTAGTACGGATAGCGGCAATTGCGCTTTCTTCGTCTATTTCGTTACTTGACATTTGTATTTGGCGTTGCATAGCTGATAGTTCAACTGCATATAACGCAATACTAATAGTGCTTTCAACAGTAAACGGACGTATTTTGATATTAATATCGTTGTTTAGTTCTAGTTTGTATTCACTTTCAAGTTCTGTAGCATTAGCTAACAGTGTTGGCAAGTTAATGTTGTAAGTGTTTTTTTCTTCGCATTTTGGACATAGTGCGTCTACGTCCATTTCATTTCCGTAAGTTGCAATACGCAAGCCTACAAGAATAGCGTCCAAATCTGGGTTTGGAATTTCACGAGTATTTTTAATGCCTGGTACACAACGAGCAAGTACTTTAAACAAGCTTTCGCCGTTTAGCAAGTTGTCCGGGCTTTGGAAAAGCATTTCGTCGACTGCCGTCATAGGCAAGATACCTACCTCGCCGTCGATGCTCATCTCTGGCTTTTCACTATAATATGCCCCACCTGATGGTAATTTCACATAGGTTTTAGGGTCAGTATAGTACTTTACGAGAGGATTGTCATTCATTGGGGGTTCTCCGGTAATAAATAGTAGTAGCATAAAAAACTGCTACTACTTTGATAATAGTATTTATCATCTTTAAAAGGGTACTTAATAATGGCAAAAGACAGAGGAATAATTGAACTAGAGAGCGGAAGTCTTCCTATAGATTGGGCGACTGAAGAAACTCTAGCTAAACTTGTTGATATCCTCGGTGCTGAAAGCAAACGCACCTTGCCAGCAAAACGTGAAGAGAAAAAAGCCCGCGACGAATCTGCTAAGATGGACAAAGAAATGCTAGCAGAGATGAAGAAGCTACTTAAAAACAGCGAACTTAGTGATACAAAGCAAAAAGCAATAATTAACAATCTTTCAAAAAGCCAAACACTAAACAGTAAAACTCAAACAGCAGAACTAACAGCAGAACTTAAAAAGCAAGGCGCTACTTTCTTTGAATCAAACGCAATTACCAAAGAAATGGCAAAACAACAACGCAAGATAGCACTTGACGACAATCGCTTGATGAGATCACTAGTGCAAGCCGGACAAGCCGCTAAAAAGTCTAGTGCTGTTAAAACAGGTGGAACAGCAGCCAAAAAAGTATTAAGTGCAGTATCACCAGGTGCTGACGCAGGCGGTATGGCAGGTATGGCTGCAGGGTTTGGTGCATTTGGTGCAGGAATCGGAGCAATGGTTGGCACAATTCAAGGCTTTGTTGATAGTACTAATACAGCTATGCAAACAGGCTTTAGTTTTGGTGATCAGCTTATTGAAACAAGAGTAAGTGTTGCAGACTTGGGTATGAACTTACAACAGTTCAGTGAAATACTAGCCGCAAATGGCGATAGTGTTAGACGACTTGGCGACACAGGATTAGACGCACAAAGAAACTTCCAACAGCTAATTAGAAGCTCAATGGATGCCAGTGATGCATTTGGACACTTTGGGTTAACAGGTGTTGAAGCGGCAGACCAACTTGGACCAATCATTGATGTACTATCAAAAGCCGGTGTTGGACAAAGTGATATTATGATACAAGCACAAAAAACGTTTATGGGCTTGAATCAAGAAGTAATGGGACTAGCAAAAGTAACTGGACGTGACAGACGTGAACTATTGCGTCAAACAGCATCAATCCGCGGTGATACACTTTTCCAAAGCTTGCTTGGCAGTTTAGGACCAGGCGCACAAGGAGCTGCAGATATGATTGCAGTAAACTTTGGAGTATTTGGCGAAAGTGCTGATACATTTACAGACTTGTTTAAAAACTATACAACAGAAATGAAAACAGGTATTCCCACGCTAACACAAACACAACGTCAATTCTTAAGTATGTATCCTGAAGTAGCTGAAAGTATGCGTCAATTAAGTCAAGACTTTATCAATGACCCAGAGGGCGCAGCCAAAAGCATTGATAACAAGATTATGGAATTGTTTAACACACTTGACGCTTCAAGTGTAGACCTTGCATCTCAGGCTCGTAATTTTAGAGCGGCAGGTAATGAAGAAATGGCAGTGTACATAGAAGCATTGATTACAGCACAACGAGATGCACAAGCATTGAAAAATCAAAGTGCAGAGTCGTTACGAGCAAACAAAGCGGCTATGGACGAAAACACAGCGGCTCAATTGTCACTGCAACAAAATATGGCAGAAGTTATTCAAAGTGTACAAGCACAGTTCTTAAAACTATTTGGTGTTGAAAATATTGAAGACTTAGCCAAAGAAGAAGTCAAAGACGAACTAATTAACAAAATTGGACTAATGGGCGATTACATTGTAAAATTCCGTGATTGGATTGCAGGATGGGTTGACACTATTGGTAAAGTACTTGGAGCAGACGAAGAAGATATGAAAGCTATGCCAGAAATGGGCAAAGTACTAATAGGCTTAGCAGGATTGTTTACATTAGGTCCGGTAATTGCATCAGTAACAACAGGCATTGCCGCTATGTTTGCAGCCAAAGCAGTAGGCGCAGCTATGGCCGCAGGTGCAAGTGCAATGTTTGGAGGCGGATTCGGCGGAGGCGATGGCAAACGTCAAAAAGGCGGAGGTA